CTGTCCGGGTGCCATAGGTGGCCCCATCGGCGGAGCCTGCATCGCCATTTGTTGACTTTGCAACATCATCTGAACTTGCTGCTTTTCTTGCATCGACGGCAATTTAATGTCCGTCATCATCTGCAAAGACTCCGGCGTGAATTGCTCGCTAATAATTTCAGCAGCAATACGAATTAAATCCCGAGCATACCGCTGTATATCCCGGCGTGAATCATCGAGGCGCATCGTGCCGAACTGCACCTTGAGCTGCTGTGCGCCCAATGTTTCCATTGCCGCACTGCTGCCGCGCATAATGTCTGCAATGCCGGTGATTTCGTAAATAGTTGTCTTGATTTGTTCACGCTGCTGGTAGAGCTGCCCGAGGATGCCTGCGATCTTCTCAATCGGCCACATCCAGATGGCATTTGCCAGTCCACCGGATTGCATCAGCGGCAAAACGTCCTGCGCTGGGATCATCATGTTTTCAGAGGCGTCCATGATGTTCTGCATCTCAGTGATAGTGCTGTCGTAAATACCACGGACTTTACAGGCAGCGATAATGCCTGAGATTCTAAGCGTGATTTTGTCCAGCTCGTCTGCTTGATCACGATAAAACCGAAACGGCTCAACCGGCACCAAGCTGTCAGTGCTTTCCATTGCGTAGAGCGGGCGAGGCGTCGGGAAGAAGTTTCTGAGCTTCAATGGATCTGGCTCAGTTTTTAGCGGGCGCTCTTTTAACGACTTCGAGATGTAAATTACTTCCTTTTGACGGTTGCACCACACCTCCCACACCGTGGCGCGCTTAAATGTATCCGTCGCTGGCGCACCGTCTTTGTCGTCCAGCCCCATAGGCGAATAATCGAGCGTGACTTCCTCGCCCATCTTGTCGCCGAATTTTGACTTCAATTCGTCGCGTGTCATCAGGTGACGAAACGCTACCCACTGCACTTCTTCCCAGGTTTTGCCGGGGCCGTGCCGAAAATCCGGCCAGCCGACATGCTCGAACTTAACTTCTTCGCCTTGTAAGGATTCGTAGCTGTCACCGCTCATTTCGTCGGTTTCATCAGAAAATGCGGGGTTATAGCGGACTCGGGTGACGCCGCGACCGCATAGCTGTTGATCTTTAACCGCTAATCGCATGTACCGATCAAAGTCGCACTCGTCCATCGTAAACGACAGGCAGCGCTCTAATACTTCGGAGACTTCTTTTCCGATGGGATCAGCGTCCCGATACCGGCGGCGAACATCAGGTGACGGGCTTTGGTTATACAGAGTCGGGCAAATCGTCTGCACGTTTGAGTACAGAATGTTGAATCTATTTGAACTGTTATACCTTCCAGGCTGCGTGGAGTCCGTGTTCTCGTCGCGATAGCGGGCCTCGACATCTCGCGCTCGCTTGCGCCAATCGGCCTCTTGCTTATCCGCTAAATCGAGTTCGGTTACCCAGCGATTAACGACACCCGCTGGGCCTTTGCCCGCATCGGCAGGGACTTCCATCGAGCCGTCATTAGTGTAGTCGTTGTCAGGCATAGCCTTTAGGCTCCGAAGTTAATGCGTTGATCATACTCGGCTTTGCCGCGTTTTTCTTTTTCCGCTTATCTGCGCCGTGAAAGTCTTGAGCGACGGACTGCGATATCCCTGCCTTTTTAGCAAAACCGGGGTTGTTGGCAGCCGCTGCCATGAATTTACGTTGTTGCTTGCTGGTGCTTGGCATTACCTAATCCTCTAGCAACTTGCCGACAAACTCATCGACTGATGGTTCGGCACTCTTTGCGTTAGCGGGTTGGCCGTAACGTTTTTTAATGTGTTCCACTGCGCTTCGTTTTGTTGGGAAGGTTTCCTCCCACTCATTATCGACTTTAAGCACCCACTCCTTCCTGTCTGGAGATGCATTTCGGTCGAGATCTATAGCATGATTTCCAATACTTCCCTCATACCATCCGGAATTCTGCTTGGTAAGCATTAGTCGATTGGCTGAGGAGTTAGTGGGAGCGGTTCGTGCCGAGACCGCGCCCCCTGCTTCTATCCCGGTTTGGCTGGTACCTTCATCTAATAAATCACCGATAAACTCATCGACTGATGGCTGCGCTATTGCCTCGTCATTGCGTTTCAGGACTTTGGCGCGTCTGGCTAATTCATCGAATAGCACCATGTTGCGGGTGCCTTCTTCGGCTCCTCGGCTTCCTTGATCGTAGTATTTGATGCCGGGGATGCCTAGTTCTTCAAGATAGGGTGATACTTTAGCTTGAGGCATCCTTAGCGTTGTCCCCATTTGCTTGTAAAAATCCTCACCTTTAGCATCGTTACCCAAAACATTCAAAACTGAGTCTTGGTACCCATCATCATAGGTTTCGCTTGCAATTTTTAATAACTCCGGCTGCTCACTCAACGGCGCATCCCAATCCAGCATCTTGGCTATGTCTTCATCGGGGACATCAATTTCGTAGAGGTAGCCGGGAGATGCTGAGGTTACGTTACCGGATGCTTTAATTTTCTGCATAGCGTCTAATTCGGCCGCCATTCGCGCACGGTTGGCCTCAATTATCCACGGCTGCATTGTGTCGGGATTAGCTAATGCCGCGTCCATTTCGTCAATTCTATTTGTCCATTCCACAACGGCTGCATCTATGCCATTAGCGTCTATTTTCTCTCGTAACCAAGCAGGCACCTCAACATCGACGCCGCCGCCGCTAATTTTTGACGGTAAGTGCGATGAGAGATCTTCACGATACCCCCCTCCGACTCTAGGATCTTGCGCCACATAAGCTCCATGCCCGAAAACCTGATTGCCTTCACCTGTGCCTATCTTGGTGGGATCAAGTGCGTCAAATTTATGCGGGGATCCTTGGTATGCCACCATTGCATCATCGAGCTTACCTGTAGTTTGCAGGCTTTGGCCGAGCAAAGCAGCGCCTATATCATCCGTCGATGTTGCGGCGTAGCCAGGGGCTTTCAAGCGATTCAGAGCCCCTGCGCCTGTGGCCATCGCCGCCGGTACTGCTGCTGCTTTTACAAAGGGAACTGCTGCTTTTGCGAGCGTAGCGGCTGAGCCAATCGGCAATGCGGCTGCTAGATCCACAATTTGTGGCCTGATAATTGGATCGTTTGGCCCCGCGCCCGTGTACTGATGCGGAATACCTTCCTTCATATTGCGTGTGCGATCAGGCGAATCACCGACAATCAGGCGCTCGATAAATGAGCCGTACGGATTGTCTTTCGGGAATATATCTTGCACTCGCTCAAGCACAGGATTCAGTGCTGCCCCCACCCGCATGGGCATTGTCGGCCCAAGCGCTGATGCACTGCCTGGAGGGTGATCGTTTTCTCTTTCATTGAGCAACGCTTGGAGCATTTGACTGCTAAACATTAGTGATATTGCTCTGCTTTGCGCCGTCTGGTATTGGATTTGACGAGATCATTCATCGTCATCGTGGAAAGTCCGTCGATCTCGATAATGGGGTTCTCTTTCACGAGTTTAGCATGTGGCACATATGGCCGACTCATTAGGCCATATCGAGCTTCATCAGCGGCATGATCTTCAGCCGTCGTATCTAAATCCTCGGGCCTAGACTTATCGTGCTGTAATGCCGGTACCGTGCGAATAAAGTCAGTGCAAGTCGAAAAGACGTACATCATCGGACGTTGCCCATATGGCTCGCCTAAGTCCTCGCCCATCATCCGTGCTCGCATTTGATCCCAACCACCCATCGCACCACGTCGCCCAACCCGCTTATTGTCCGCCCTACGCCAATTAATACGCATGCGCTCGACGATAGATGGCCCCCCATCCTGACTGAATGCCGCAGGATCAATAACGCTATAGCGTATCGTATCACCACCATCGCGCTCTTTGATGCCTTCCGCGACTTCCTCCGCCGTTAGCTTCAAGCCAGTATCAGGCCTTGTAGCGCCGCTAGTGTCCTTTGCAGCGCCATACCACTCCCGATACCTGATAACGGCACCACGGGGCACCACAGAGCCGTCAGGGGTGGTATACAAGTCCGGACAGACTGCCCACCATCCGACACTGAAAGGTTTAGCAGAACCCCAATCGCAAGATCTGAATCGCATCCAATCATCCGGTACTTTGAATGGGTGCAAAATATGTTCATCAGGGTTCCAGCAGTCGAAGAATGCGCCATCGACTATTGTCCAATCGCCATGCAACCAAGCGCGGACTAATTCAGCGCTACCGGATTGATACAGTCGGGCGACGTATGTTGGATCTGACATCAATACCGGATTGTCGGATAGTTTGGCAGGAATGAATACGCGAGATGTTCTGACGCGTTCCTTGCTGAATGGGTTTAGATAATCTTCCCATATGATTTTGTTGCCTTCGGGCGCTGGATCGATATATCGCGCTTTAACCCACTGATGTCCGGGCCCGCCGGGGTTGCCCGTAGCGTGGAATTGGACGGGGATCCCAGTGGCAGAGCGCAACGTAGCGCGTAGCAGATTGATCGGCTCAGGGTTCGGCCAGTTCGTCAGTTCTTCGAAGAATAGATCCGTGTAGCTGTGGCCCTGATAATTACGCGCATCTTTGACGTTCTCAAGATACTCGAAGCGCAAGCGAGCACCACTAGGGAATATCCATTGCCGATCTGCATACTTTGCGCCCAATGGGCCATATATATCAGCGCTGCGGGCTATAGCTTCGCGTAGATCCTCACGGCTAGAGCGGAAGAATATCCCAACGGCTTTGCCGTGCTGGCTGGCTTTCAGCGCATACTTGCCAAGCGCCGCGTCAGTCTTACCACCGCCACGACTACCGCCATAGAATACCTCATTCGCCGGACACGATAAGAACGCAGCCTGCTGTTTGCTGATTGGCGCCCATGCGATCGGGCTAGTTGACATGCTCGACTACGCTTTCATCGTCCGCCATATGCGTCGCCCATTGCGCGGCCCATTCGTCAGGCGTCAATACTTTGTCGCTTACGACAGCGGTAGTCTTGATGCTTGCTACTACTTGCATCGGTAAGACTTTCCCGATCAAGTTAAGCATGGCAACGGGGTTCTCAGTAGCTTGATGTTGCAGGTATCCGACTAGCCCCGATCCCGGCCTAAGCTCATTCCCCGCACATTCGACGGCCATTAGGATCGCGTCCTTGAGCATCGCTGTCGATTTATTCGGCGAGCCTTTGGGCCTACCAGGGCCAGCCCGCTTAACTTGCGTATC